ACGGGAACTGGACAATATCTAAAGTTGGGTCAGAAGTATTTGTAGATTCGTATACTGCAAGAACTTTAGAAACATCAGGAACATTTAGAGAAATTTGATCATCTTGAACTCTAAGTCCATAATATGGATTAAAAGTTAATCCATCAGCAATAGAATCACTAGTTCCTGCCCCAGAACGAGAAAGAGTGGAGAAAGTTACAAAACCTACAGCACTTCTTGCATATTCTTTGATTTTACTTTGAATTCCATTCTTTTTGAGAGTTGTATTTATAACAGCGTCACCATTATCCAATCCCGTAATAGTTACATTATTTCCACTTAAAGTGAATGTATCTGATGTTATTGTTCCGATTCCTCCACTAGTATAGTGTACAGAATATCTTTCTTGATCAAATGTTTCAAATGATGCACTAGTAATTCCAGTTACATTAGATAAATTAAACGTTACCGAATTTCCGGAAATAGTTAATCCGGTAATTTGTCTAGTTACAGATAACTGAGATTCAGAAAGATCTACAGATGAAATATTAGAATCTGGAAGATTTGCATAAAGAAACGCATTTTCATTATTTTTTAGTTCTGGAACTGCAAGTTCAATATTGTATGTTCCATTTGATCCAATACCACCTTCAAAAACTCCAGATACAGTGTTGATTGAAGTTACTGCTATTGATACTAAATTTCCTGATATACTATCAACTCTATTATATCTTAAATTTGTTCCATCCTGATATTTAACAACATCCCCAACCTTAATGCCAGTAAAAAGTTTTCCTGGACTTGTTAAAGTAGTTCCTGCAATACTAACTTGACTAATTCCTTGAATTTTCTTTCTACTCAGAACAGTATCTGCAGTAAATGGGGTTGAAACTAGTCCAGTTTGAGAAACGGATTTGATATCCCTAATTCCATAAACAGTAAACTCTTTAATACTCAATGCAGTATCAACACCATTAATTGTCACCTGCTCATCAGCAACAAAAGTTCCTGATGTTTGATAGATATTTAAAGACGTGCCACTGCCTGCAGCAACTGCATATCCACTTGCACCACTACTTTTTCCTCTTATAAAAGAAGTTTTAGGAATTTCTGTACCGGTTACACTTCTGTTAAATGTTAAGTTGGTGTATGTCTGAATATCATAAAGATATAGATCCCATTGAGTTGCTGCACCAGAATATGCTGCATCAGTTAAATTGAAAGTATATACTCTTGCTTTACCAATAACACTTCCACCACTTCCGTCCCCTTTAAACTGAGACTTTAATTCAATTTCTGCATTTTCTTCTGCTGCACCGGCAACATTATTAACTCTCAAAAGATGTCCCATCTCAAAAGGAACATTAGTAGATGATACATTTTGAGTATCTCTTGGTTTTTCAACGTCAATTGTTACTGTTGAATCTAAATCAACATCATATCCAGCAACATATGCTTTTCCAGGTGACACCTGAATACACATTAAGTCGTCAGATGGAATATTTCCTTCTTCTGTAATTTCATTTTCTAAAAATAAACCATCATTATCAATTCTATTATTTAAGGAATCGAGAATATTTAATCTAAACTCATCAACCGCATAATGTCCAGATTCGTCAAAAGTTCTTTCTGCAATATAATCTCTGATGATATTGTAAACAGTTTTATCAACTACTTTTTTTATCTTCCCATCATCAACTCTAAGAATTTCTATGAAATCAGTATCATTTAAATCTGTTAATAACTTTTTAGTTAAAGTTAATGAGATCTTAAATCTATCGGCACCAGGTGCCGCAAAATTTGTAAATCCTTTTGCATTATCGTATAATGTTTCATCGTCTTTGGCAGAAACTATTGTTTCTTCTACTTTCAATCCAACTCTATATGATGGATTATTTGTATAGTAATCCAATATTAAAGTTTGTTTAGAAACATTGACGAATGTTCCTCTTACAAAATATACCCCATTATCGATAGATGCTGAAGAACCAGTCGATGTTGCATTTAAAGAAATCAAAGATGCAAATACTGTTCCGGAAGGTATTGTAGTATTTCCATATACTACATTTTCACTAGAAAATAAAGATTCTCCATCTTGGAATACTAAAGTTTCTGAATCAGTACCTGCTTGAGAATATTTTACATATATTGTTACATCGTCTACGAGATCGCTTTCATTAGTTAAAACTACATTTTTAACTGTAGCAGTTACTCCAGAAGATTGTCCCGTTATAGTTTTTCCAATAAAATTTTTAATATAAACAGAAATGTCAATGCCTAAATTTATTAAATTAAGTTTTACGGCAGAATAATCGTTATCAAAGGTTATGGATCCAGGAAGAACCATGGAACCTTCTTTAAAAATATTATTGCCAAAAGACTCTACTTGATTTTGTAAGATGGACTGGAGAGTTGTTAATTCTCTAGCCTGAACTGGATATCCTGGTTTAAATAAGACTTTATGAAAGTTTTTATTCTTATCATAGTCATCATAATATGGGCTGATATTTAAGTCGGTTTTTTGTGCCATCTTTTTTAGAATTCCAGAATGATTTTAACGTCTTCTTTTTGTCTAGAGTCTCTCTGAACAATGGGTCTATTGTCAATGTAAATTATATCCCCCGTCTTTTTATTTATCTCTGGATTTGCAAGTCCATTTGTAAAAGTAACTCCCAAATTGATCTGCTTCGAATTCAATATCATAACACTACCATTTATTGGATTGATTGTTCCTATGGAAAGTGGATCTGTAGTATTAAATCCTACTATATTTTTACTGAGATTACTATGTACTTGATCAGTTTTATTTCCAAAAGATAATGATCTATCTTGATAATATTTTAAAATCTTAGTTTCAGTGTCAAACGAAGCAACATATCCCTTTGCAACTTTGCCGTCATTTTGTGTTTGTGTTATTTCATCACCAACAGTTACTGATATTGAGTCTGTAAGTGCAATGGAGTAGAGAGATGAAAATGTATTACCAGTAAATGTAACTCCCGTTCCAATTGTTGAAGAAGAAAAAGTTTCTGGATTTTTTATAATCCCAACTTGAGAAAATTTTGTGTCTATAGGAAAATCTTTAGTTGAATCGTCAAACCTTGCATACATTAATACTTTATCAGTTCCTAATTCTGTGTAAATATCATATCCATGACCTTTGGAAGGTGGAATAATGGGTATTAACTTAGAACCTGTTCCTGATGTTTCACTTAAATCCAAAACTCCATAAGTATATCCTTTACCTCCATTTGTAACAGTTACTGAAGTGATGCTACCATCAGTTACATCAATAGAAGCAGTTGCTCCGATACCATCACCTAAAATTTTTATACCAGACTGTGTTCCATTGGTATATCCACTTCCCCCATTTTCAACATATACTGCCTTAATCTGATTGTCATTACTTTCAGAGTTTCCTCCTTCTCTAATGATTGTATAATCTGAACTTGTCTCCCAATCATTAGGAACAACAATATATTCCGTAGAATCGAATTTAATAACGTCTGCTGGAGATATACTAAACAAATATTTCCATCTATATCCATCAGAATATTTTACTGGTTCTGGATCAGTGTGTGTCGGTTCAATTGAAGAATTTGGAACAGTTGGATCAATACCAGAAGTTCCATTTTCTATACAGACATAAACTTTAAAATCACTCGTAATCACGTAGTAATTTGAATCATATAATCTAGCACTTTTTCCTTTAGGTGATAAATTGTCCGATCTATAATCATGTCTGTACATATCATAGGAATTATTTTCAACCCACTCAATTTTTCTTATAACCCTTCTAGCATTTTCTGTGGTAATTTTTTTCCCAAACAGACTAGTATCTCTATAATGAGATCTATATTGAAAATTATCTGTGGGATTATTTGCGGAACTTGTATTCCAATCAGAAGTTCTACCAAATCCAGTTGCGGTTGGATTTGATAAACCTAAAAATGCATAATAAGAATTATTACTGATAGACTCTACAAAAGAACCAGCATTCAATATTCTAAATTGATCTGTTACGAATGCAGCCATATTGATAGTTTTTTAGATATTTATACGATAATTTTATATTTCAATTTTGGGAAGTGCTCCAGTTTTTCTAATTCCAATTCCTCTTCTTTGAATCGTTGGGTATGTTGAAAGACCAGAAACAATATTTCCAGTAACTCCGATAGATATTGGACTTGAGGATCTTGTTCCTCCAGATAATCTTCCCCATGAATATTTTCCGACTGGATTTGATGCATTTCCAGTTGTCCCAATTCCGATTATATTAGAATCCGATTTTACATTACAAGTTAAGATTCCTATTGTAGAACTATAAGACCAATCTGAGATATAATATATATTGTCTAAACATGTGGTTCCGATACCAACAATTTCAGAATCTGAACTATTGATTGATGTAACTCCACTACCAATTTGAGTATCATAGATGTAAATAGGATATCCAGTTGATAATCCAGTAAAGTTATTGCTGGCAATCGTGAATTGAAGTGCTAATGGATTTCCTCCTGTTCCTGTAGTTGTTGTAATTCCAGTTACAATACCTGAGAATCCTTCAATATTAGTAAATCCTGTAATTTTTTCAATAAGACCGGTCGAATATCCGACTGTAGAAATCCCATTAATAACCAGTGCATCGCATGGTGTGGAGTTATCAGTATATCCATTATCTGTTTCATAACTAAACAGTTCAGAGTTTTCAATAAACACTTCAGTATCAGATGTAGATACGTCTTTAATAATTCTTGCCGTTGGGAAGACTAGAGATTCCAATGTATCTCTCGATTTACTTACAAATTCTCCATTAATTTTTCTATCTACTTTTTGTTTAGTCCAAGAAAGTGGTCTATAATTTATTTCATCAATTCCAAGTCCAAAATAACGATCAGTTTCAAATTTATCGGAGAATGATAAGTTATAAATCGTTCTCTCATCTTGTGTTATTGTACTTGGATATGAATTGTTACTTATAACCTGAACAATATCTCCAGTTTTGAGAGTTTCTTTTATATCTACCTGATTAGAGTCAACTCCTTTAACTCCTCTGTAAAAATAAATTTCAACTTCATCTTCAGGTAACGGTGCTTTTGTAAAGATGAATGATGTTCCACCCTCAAAAATGTAATTTGTTACTGGTTTTTGTAAAACACCATTTATAAAAATTACAAGAACATTATTAATATTTTGATCTACAGGAGAACCATCTTCAGCCTCAATACTGAGAAGTTCTCCATTATAAAGAAGTGGGAATCTAACTCTTGATCCATCTTGGAATTGTTTTATTGAATCAATGTAATCCAACTCTCCAAATGTCCAAGATGCAAAATTATCAGAATATGTATCGACTACAGTGACTGTAAAATCGGATAATGGGGATGCTAAAGAAACATCTGTAACTAATCCTACAGGTTTAAATACATCACCTCTTCTAAACTTGTATCCAGGTCTTGAGAACTTGAATTCAGTAACTTCAAAATAAGTAGACCCTATTCCAGTAGTTGAAGATCCTCCAACTTTAATATCCATTAACAATCCAATTCCAGTATCGGTAGTTGAACCAATTCCCTCTCTATAAACTCCTGTAATAGGAAGATTATCATACGATGGATCAGATACAAATATTTGTGGATTGTTATATCCAGTTCCACCAGTACCAATATTGAAAGAAAGTGTTCCCCCAGCACCAACATTTGCTGTTATTGATGCAAGATCTCCAATATGTCCTTCTTCAAAGACGGTTACTCCAATAGAAACTAATCCATTATATCCAGAACCGAGATTATCAGTTGTTCCCAGTCCAACCGATACGATAGATCCTCCAGCACCCACAACAGCAGTTACAGAAGCACCTACAAGTGGAGCAAAACCAAGTCCTGGAGTAGATCCATAAGAAACTATAATTCCACCTCTAGGAGTTTCATTTTGATTTGTATCATAATCGGAGATTATATATTGAAGTGGATCATCTGGATTAGTAATTCCAGAAAATTCTGCAGTTGTTATTCCTGCAACAGAATCTTCTAAAATTTCATAATTAAATGTGGATGGATTGTTCTGAGTTTTTGGTGATTGATAAATGCTATTAATAAAAATAAGACCATTTGAACCCTCTGTTCCAATTCCAGTTGTATTGGCACCACCAACTTTTAAGGTGAAAGTTCTTCCAATTCCAGTAAATTCATCCGATATATCATCATAAACTTTATTATTATCATAATTAGATTTTAAGAATACTCTACCACTGAATGATGAAGTTTCGAAATCTAAATTATTTTTGGTTTT